TGGCGGGTGTGTGGGCGGTTTGGTCTGCGCTGGTGGTCAGCCCGGAAGTGCGTTGCGGGCCGGCGTCGTATGCCTGGGCGTTGGTGCCGATCGCCACGCCAAGATTGGTGCGGGCGGTGGCGGCGTCAGATGCGCCAGTGCCGCCGTCGGCAACGGCGAGGTCGGTGATGCCGGTGATTGTGCCACCAGTGATGGTGCCGCCGGTGATTGCAACGGTGCTGGCATCTTGGGTGGCGATCGTGCCAAGACCCAGCGTGGTGCGTTGGGCGGCGGCGTCCGCGTCGTCAAGCAGAGCGCGGCCGGCTGCAGTCAGCGAAATTTCTTCAACAACGCCCGCACCAGCACTGCTACGACCCAGCAGTTTGTCGGTGGCGCTGACGTTTTGGATCTTGGCGTAGGTGACGGCGCTGTTATCCAGTGCCGTGGTACCGAGTTTGGTGACGCTGGCTTGGTTGAGTTTTGCCAGGTCGATGCTGGAACTGTCGGCGAGGGTGGCGCCAGCTTCAAACAGGTCTTTAGCGGTGACTTTTTTGGTCTCGCTAGCCGAAATATCAACGATGGGCAGAACGTCCGTGGCTGCGACGTCTACCTCGTTCAGTTGGGTCAGCTGTGTAATTCGCTGGTCGGCCACGCACCCGCTCCAGGTCTGGGAAGTCTGTTGCTAGTTTAGTCGGTTACTTCTGTCAGCAAGAAGTCGAGGTTCTGCTGCAGGCGGATCCGGTCGGTGTCTTCCTTAAGGATGTAACCCGATGGTTCGCCAATCAGCAGGCGGATGTCGCCGGTGGTCACAAAGTCGATGACGCAGTTGATGGTTTGGTCACTGCGGACTTCAATGCCGGTTTTGGTCACCATGGCATCAAACTCGTAGTAAATGTCGTTTGATTTTGTGTACACAGAATCTTCTACAAGCTGCAAAGCACAAGAAAATTCGCTGCCGATGTCTGTGCGGTTAATCAGCTGGAGCATCAACAGAGAATTTTCCGTCAGTCCGCTGTTTTCGGTATTAAATAAACAGTCGATTGATCCACTGCCGGAAATAAGCCCGGCGGAGTACATTTGCCGGAAGCGGTCGGACATTGTGGTGGTGTCCATTGCTTCGCGGTCGGTATTAAACGTGAAGCCGGTCACGTCACCCAAGACGCGCTCCACGGAACCGTAAATTTTTACGTCTACTGGTAAAGCAGCACCAGTGAAAGATTCGAGGGAGTATTCGACTGAACGGTCGTTGTTGATGGCTTCGCTAAAAGTTTCAAATAGGCGGACACCGCCGATGGCGTTGACGTTTGCGTAGGCCACGACCATCTTTTGCGTCGCGCCACCACCGTCGGGCCATGTGGATGTCGGTAAAAAGTCGAGGCCGCGGGCGTCTTCGGTGCTGATGATCAGTTGGTCACCAGTCAGCAGGTTTTCAACTGAGCCCTCCAGGCCAAAACGGTTGAGGATAGTGTTGACGTCTGCGGGACTAATTGTTGATGTAAAACTGCCCGGAGATTTACGGCGCAGTTTGATTTTGCCGTAATGCCCTAGGAAGTAGGTCATGCGTCAACGGTCTCACGGAACGGTCCGTCAACCGTAAATTGAAGCGCCACCGAAGACAGTTCGCCGGTGCTGACCTGCAGAGAGGCGTTGGTGATATAAGCGTTAAAAGCGATGTCGTCCTTGATGTCGTTGCCGCTTCCGGCGGTTTGGCCCACGCGCAGGACCATGCCGACGCGATCACTTTCGGTGACGCCCGTGGTGGACGTCTTCATGATCTTGTTCAGGAACTGGTCGAATTGCGTGCCAGGTTCGGTGCTAACGGTGCCTTCGCGGCGGTAATACAGCAGGGTGGCGCTGCCAGAAGCGCTGCTGGATCCAGGTGTGTAACTTTTGACGGCGGTGTCGACGGTGGTGGTTTCCAGCAGTTCGACAGTGGTTTCCAGGCTCCAGTCGCGGAGTTTGAGGGCTTGCTCGGAAGCAGCGGGCGTTACATCGCCAGTGCCGGTGCTGGTCAGGTACAGAGCCCCGGTGCGTCCGGTGTAAAAGGCCATTGCGGCAATCCCGTTTTCTTATGCCACTTTAGCGGCGGATGGTAAACAGATTATCGCTGAAGTCGGCAATAAGGGATTGACCGTCAGTGGTGCAGGGGTAGATGGTCGCCCGAACAGTAATCTCGCCTTCCTCGTCCATCTGCACTTCGCTGACTCGGAATATGCGGCGGGTGGTGGTCTCCACGCCAAGCACAAACAGGAAGTTCTCGTAGTCGGCTAGCTGGGGCGCCACGCCGTTGGTGACGGTTACTGTGTTGACGTCGAGCAGGCCACGGTCACTGCGGTACAGGCGGAAGTTATAGGTGCCCGACAGCAGGCCGTTGTCCAGTGGAATGTTAAGTGCTCCACCAACGCCGATTGTGCCGGTGCGGATGGCGTCCCAGCTGTTTTGGCCGATGTCGACGTAGACAAAAGCGCCGGGTGAGATCGGATCGAGGGTCGGATACGTCTTAAATTCGATGGCTTGGCGGACGTAGCGGCGCAGGTTGCAGATCAGTTTTCCAAACAAAATGGCCTGTTCCGGATTAGTTACATACAAGGACAGGTCAAATGTTTGGCGAATTGCATCCACTTCTAAAGTGTCCGCAAGCTGGACTTCTAAAGACTTTTTCTTGGAGAAAACTGCGTCTTCTGGAATGTCGGTATAAATGACAGTGGCGATAATATCTTGGACGTTGGATCCGAAATCCATGTACTCCTCTTTGTAGGAGTCTTCGATGATGTTGCCTTGGTTAAAGATGGCGCTTACGTTGATTGTGCGGATGATTTGACCGGTGTTGGGGTCGAAGGGCACGGCGGGCACCAAGGTTTCGCGGCCACCGATGCGGGCAAACTCCAGCAAATTAAATGGGGCCACTTCAACCCAGAACTCGCGCCAGCTGCGGGGACTGGCAATCATGCAGTCCATGAACAAGTTGTTGGCCTGGCAAAAACGCTTGGTTAGCGCCAGCTGGCGCAGATCAATCGCGTTGACTTCGGCGTAATTTCCAATGCCGTCGTCACTGTCGATGACGGTATCAAGGAAAATGTCGGGTGCCAAACTGCTTGCGCCGTCGGGAGTAGAGGGGTAGTAGACATAACCGTCGTCGCCCCAGGCGGTGCCGAACTCATCGGTGCCGCTGGTGCGGATTCTGCGGACGCGGCGACCTTGGGTAGCAAAAACGCTAAATGAACGTAGGTCTTGGATTGTTTTGCCCGAGTAGGCGTTGAAGCCGTACAGGGCCAAGTTGTTGTACAGCTGGCGGGTTACACCGCCGTTTACGCTCGTGTAATCGGAGAACGGCTGGATAATTTGTTCGGTAGCTGCAGTAAGAGTTATTTCCGGTCCTGCGTCGAAAGAAAACTGGAGTTGAGTATCGGAGTCGTAGTTAAACAAGTCCCACTCGTTTAGGTCTGCGGGATTGTTGTTTTGAGGCGGGAAATTGCGGTTCGTACCAAGAAGGGATAATCCTGTAAATTGAACCGACGGCACTGTGGTGTTGCCGCTGTTTAGTCTGTATGTATCGAGTGTGTAAGTAACGGGGTTTCCGGTGTTTTCGAGGTAAAAATAGTTTGCAGATGCATCGCGTTCGGCAAGGGGATCGCTAATCGGTTCCAGCTCAAATGCCCATTGCGTTGCGGCCGCTGGGTCGGTTAGACCGCTATTGAACTTGATGTAGATGTAGTTTTCGTTATCGGCGGCGCGACTGATTGCAAATACGCCGGGAACAGTTGAATACAGAGTTTGGCCTACTTCTTTGTAACGCAGTTTGAACAGTGATACGCGGGGTTTAATGCCGTTGTCACTGGCTGGATAGCCGCCGCGCCTGCCGCTGCCGTACTCCATTTGGCGGCCACTAATGCGCTTGTAGACAACAGCTTTAAGCGCCAGGTCAACAATGTGGCATTGGGACACTGTTTCGTAGCTAGCTGTTGCGATGCGTACTAGCGCTTTGGTGTAGAAAACATCGTCTACGGCACCGGATAAATTAAGAACAATACTATCCAGATATTCATAGCGACGAAGCAAAGCTATTTCGTCTGCTGTTAGTGTTCTGCTTATGACATAACCGTTAAATGATTGTGCTGTATATGTAACTGTCCGTTGGCACCATGCCCTATAACCACGGGTAACATTTGAACCAGAACTTTGGAATGTCCAGCCTGGTGGACAAAGTGTCGTACCTCTGTTGCCGGAAGTGTTGGCGTTGGTTGTTTCGGTGCGCGTGGCTCGGTAAGAGCTATACGAGGCAACTCGTATTTCACCGGAGTCGGCTAGTTGCGCGGCTGTAGTAATATCTGGTCTTTGATCTTCGTTAAGCAGCGCCAAAGCGCCAGGGCGTAGGCGGTCATATTCAGCTCGTTCTTCTTCGGATACCGTGGGCGTTGTAGAGGCTGGATCGAGGCTTGTGTAGGAAGCGGATGGTACTCTGCCAGCTCTAATGCACCTAAGGGCGATTGTTGCATCTGTAGTTTCAATATCAGGATTTACCAGGTTTGTAACTTTGAATAATGCTGTACCCAGTTTAAAAATACTTGCGACATCAAACGTGCTGACAATACTGCGGCGGGCATCCTCTGCTTCCTGACCTGGTGCAAGTGCTGCTCCAGAGGTTCTGGTGATGCGAACTGTAAGTGTGGTATTCAGAGGGATAGATATGCCCGAGCCGGTTACCCATGGCGTCATTTCTGCGTAGACACCTAGGTTGACGCTTTCTTTGTCGCCGGTGGAATTACGCAGATATAGCAATATGTTTAGAGGTACAACACCGTAAATACCGCAGGTATTAGAGGTTGTTGGTGAGTACGCCTGGCTGAAACCATCGACGCGGACATTGGCTGCTGTCGTCTGGATGCGATAAGGATTATCAGTCAGCTGGCCGTAGCTAGTGGGGTCTGACGTCGATTGGCTATTCAGTTCATTATTTTGGGCGAGGAAGCCCGTAGCCCCAGGATTGAAATACATCCAGAGGTTGTTGGTTATCAGATCGCGGATGGGGGTTTGGCCAAAAGCGCTTTTTTCTGGGTCGATTGCTGTGATGGCGCCACCGGCAAGCAGCAGCAACATCTGAATAAATTGACTGGATCCGTAACTGCGGACGGCGGACCACAGCAAAGCGCTGGTAATGCGGACGCCGCCGTTGGGATTTGCGCCAGTGCTCGTGCCGCGGTTTGCGTATACGAGGTTTACCGGTTCCCCGTAGGTGGCCAGTTCTTGGACGCTGTTAAAACCAAAGCGCGGTGAAAAACGTTCGTCGCGTGTTTGCTGTTGACCGCCGCCTTCTTGTTTCTGGATTCCGGGTAATTCAGGAACCTGCGGTTGAGGAGTTAATAGTGCTGAGACAACTTGAGCAATGATGCCAACAATCGTCAGAACCAGTGCCACGACGCCAACTTCTGCTGTTGGCTGGCCCTTAAAGTCGGGTTTTTCGTATAGCGCGACAAATTCCAGGTACTCGTCCTTGCTGATGCCGAGCGTTGCGATCAGTTCGTGCTCAAAGGGCAGCAGCTTGCGGGTCATCGGTTCATCCAGAAATATGCGCCCATCCCAGTGGGAATCTGGCTACGCACCACATTCTGACTTGGGGCGATAAAAAGCACAGCATCGTCCTCCAAAACAGTGGCCAGCGCAGCTCCGGCTTCACCGGGTAAAAAGGCCACTGCACCAGGGCGGGGTGCGTCAATCCGGGTTCCGTTGTCCAGCAGCCAGCGAAAAATCAGTTTGCGCGGGAAGGTTTCGTCGGTGTAGTCGCGGTAGACCCACTCGAACTGCTCGGTGTAGTCGGCAAACCCCAGGCGTTTGTGGACCTCGCACGCCAGCTGGAAACAATCGGTTTTGCCGCTGCCGTCCCAAGGTGCGTGGCCCCAGCCGTAGCGCAGCCCGATTAGGTCGTTCACTGGAGGGATACGTTGGCGCTGACGGGAAGGGGGCCGACCAGCTGGCGCGTGAGTACGCGGGCCGGAAAGTTGGAAACCACGCTGTCGATGGCTGAGCGGTAGCGCAGCTCAATAGTAGTCTCGCTGATACTGGCGCCAATGCCAACCAGATACTCGACTTGGGTGGCACCGTTTACGGCAATTTCGTTGTTGCTCGTCAGCCACACGGTGGAAAGCACCAGGCGTCCCAAGCGGTTGCCGTTGCCGGCGTCCAACAAACGAATGGCAAAATCTACGTTGGGAAACAGCACCTGCACAAGGGTGTTGTCGCCCGTGTTGTTGGATACGGTGCCTTCGGCGCGAAAAGGGGCAAACTCGTAGCGCTGGCTTAGGTAGCTGTAACTTTCGTTTACAAAATAGTTTTGGTAGCGGTGGGTGGTGCCGTCGGTTGTAGTCAGATTGAAAAATTGGGCGATGCGGACGTCAATAGCCATCACGCGTCATCCGTAGTCGTGTTGCGGATTTCTCCAAGCAGCGTGATGGTAACGGTGTAAATGCCGGGGCGTACAGACTGGACCTGGGGCGGTTTTTCGTACTCCCAGCGCAAATTACCGCGGTCAGCCGTGTAGCTGGTGACTTCGGCGGTGAGCGCGGAACTCATACCAGCAGTCACGTTGTCGGATAAGCGGAAACGGCTGTTGCTGGCGGTTTGAGAATGATAATGATTCAAAAAGGCGTCAACGGTTGCGTCGGGGATATTTCCGTATTCCAGTTCCAGTTGGGCGCCGTAGGGGCTGTTGCCGAAAGTACGGCGGACCGTGACTCCAGACAGCGTGCGGAATGTTTTTTGGGGGTAGACGCCGGGTGTGTAGCGGCGTGCGGTAGGTGTAAAGGAGGGGAAGTTAGCCATTAGAAGCCGACCCTTTTACGTGTGGAGGGTGACTGCTGGAGTCTGTCCAGCGTCATGGACATGCCACGCTGGGCGCCGTCGCGGGCGGCTTGGCGGCGGGTTTGAGCCATCGCAGCCTCCAGTTGATCGCGGCTGACGTATTCCACCCCGTTGATCGTGCTGGTCTCAAAGCTCATGTTAAGGACAGGACCGCCGCTGGAACCAGGGGCTGCGCCCATCGAGGCACGCAGATCGCTGTTGGACATCACGCCGCCGCTGGTGCCAGGCACAAACAACTCGGGGCCGCGCTCGCCAACGAGGTAAGGGGTGGAGGCTCTAACTGAACCGCCGTCTGCCTTGAATTTGGGTGCACCTGCTGCATATGCAAAAGCATTTGTTTCTCCCCCGGTTGCTGCACCACCAGCAAAAGGCGATGTCCCACCGCCGCCGCCACCACCCAATGCTTTAAGGATGGTTTGGAGAATGATCATCGTAATTTGCTTGGCGATAATCTCGGTGGCCATCTGAATGAAGGCATCGCCGACGGACTGGAAGAAGCTGGCGAGAGCTTCTTGGGCTGTCATTGTGCCAGAAATAATGCCTTGGAACGCTTGGCTAAATGCAGCGCCAATCGAATCGGCAACTGTTACGGCAATGTTGCCGATATTTGTAAGTTTTAAAAGTTCGTCTTGCAGGGCGCCAATGCGCTTTTCGATGATTTCGCCGGCGGTTTCTGGGGCGGCAATTTGTTTTTTGAGCGCTTCAATTTCTGCAAGTCTGTCTTTTGAGATAGTTGGATCTTTAGCTAGTTCTGCCATTTCGTATTGAATACGAAGTCGCTCGCGTTCAGCTTCTGTAACGGCACTTTTAAGTTCCTTTTCGTACTCTAAAGATGTGATAACATTTTGAGTATTTTCTTTACGTTGTTGTTCGATTAAAGCAACAGCTTGAGCTGTTTCTTGGTATGCAAGAGCGGCTTTAGCTTCTTGGGCACCCAAGATTGCCAATTTTGCTTTCATGTTTACTTCTTTATCCAATTTTCCTGCTGTCTCGATAGCTATTTCTTCGAGTTGCTGTTCTCCTTGTAAACGACGGGCAAGAATAGGATCTTTTGCTAGTTCTGCCGCAAAAATTTTCTTGGAGTAATCGCTTTGGCGCTCCAGTTCGATTGTTATTAGGCGTTGATCACGCAACACTTCAAGTACACGCGCAGCCTCGCGGGCTGCGGCTTGTGCTGCTTTATCTGTTCCGCCACCACCACCGGAACTTGGAGCGCGGCCCAGTGAACTTACATCTATGGGTTTAATCTTGCTATCTGGTTTTACTATCTTTGCTTGTTCTTCTTTTTGAAGTTCCTCAAGTCGTGGTTGATATTTTTGTGCTACATATCTGGTGCCTATTGAAGGACCACCTTCTGCAGCCAAACGTTCCCTGGCTCGTGCATTTGCTAAAGCGGTTTCAGCAGTACCGCCGCTAAGCATATTTGCCATCGCATTGATAGCTCGTGTAGCAAGACCGATAATTCCGGCAAGTGCTCCAGCAAGCCAGTCGAGCGCTGGCTTCAGTGCCTTCATAATTGTTGCGCCAAGATCTCCTATAGCAGTACCTAAACCTTGAGCGGCTTTACCTAACTGCTCCATGCCGGAAGCGGGTTTTTTAGTCGCCTCGACACCTTTATTACCCATATCTACAAGAGTATCGACCAGATCTTGAATATCAATTTTTCCTTTCTTGGCCATCTCCAATAGTTGATCTTTGGAGACGCCGAGTTTATCCGCTAATGCCTGCTGAATATTTACACCTTGACTTGTTAACTGGTTTAGTGTGCCTTGGCTTACTTTGCCGCTTTCAAGAGCGGACGTTATAGCGTTACCTACTTTGTCAAACTGGCCGCCATATTTCTCTGTAAGGCTGGTAGTAAGTTTGATTAGTTCTGCTTGGTCTTCCAGTTCAAGGCCCAAGCCGCGAATGTTTTGAACAACACCAGTAAATTTTTCGATGTCCGTGTTTGCTTTTTTAAAGCCGTCGGCTAGTACATTTGCTTGCTGCGCGGAGAAACCAATGTCAGTACCAAGTTGTTTAATTTTTTGCCCTTGGCTGGCAATGTCACCAAGCAGCGTGCCCAACAACGACCCAGCAAAACTGCCGCCGGGACCTAACAATCCGCCGGCAAGACCACCAACTAGACCGCCAGCTGCTGCACCGCCGCCTTGGCCGAATAGCAACGGGAAGGCGCCACCGATGATGCCGCCGCTAATTGCTCCGGGCAATCTCTTTGCTAGTCCTCCAGC